ATTTCTCTAGCCGTTATCCTTGCTTTATCTAAAAAATTTAAGTCTGCCATTTTTTTATTAATTATATTCTAACGCCAACCATGTATTGTGTATCGACGATAATGTTTATTTGAGCAATGTCTCTAATCTCCCCTCTTGTAAAAGAAACATCTACCTCAACGTTATATTTTTCAGCCAATGGACAATATATTTCAAGCTGTTCATTAACCGTTCTCTTTATTTCAAATTCGTTAAAATGAAAATCATATATCAAAGTTTCTAAACTAGCACCAAAATTACGATCATTTAAAACATCTCCTTTATTAGTAAAAAGAATAGTCTCAATTTGAGTGAGTAATTGACCTAATTCACTTTCAATATCCAATCCATTTATGTTAAAATTTGGATCTTCCGGTGCCTTTATATATAGTTCCATTTATTATTTATCCATTTTTTTATGAGTGCATCATCCAGTCTACACCTTCATCTCCTTTAATCTCTTCAAGTACTCTTTCCATTTCCTCATCTCCCATAGATTTAATACCATCATAATCAATCTCTACTCCACCTGGTAAAGAGAATTTAAAGACTCCTAGCTTAGCACCAACTGCTTGTTTTACCTTAGCTGAAACATATCTAAAAAATATCTCATCATTATATAGCGCACAGTTCTCAATGCTTTCATAACACTCAATAATTACATCACCCCTTGGAGTATCTCCCATAAATTTAAGCTGACCTGTTAATTGTGAGTAATTAAAACTTAAAGGATTCTCTAGGATTTGACGAGCCATATCAAAATAACTTTGATTAATTACATAATACTGGAGTTCTTCTGCAGATTCAGCTGCCCCTGTTCCTGCAAATGAATTACTAAAAAACATTTTTTCAATATTAAAATCTGCTCCTCCGGCAAATCTTAAGTCTAAACCACTACCACCTGTATTCCAACCAGATGCAAGGTCATATACTCCATATATTGAAAAGACCTCTCCTGATCCTGTCGTTGCATTTTCTTTAGGAAAGTTTAAAGTTCTCGTTGTCTTAAAACTTTGGCTATCAAAAACGCTATTTGGAATATGGAAATAGTTTTCCCTAAGACTATATTCATAATTTTTTCTAAACCATTTAACGGCTCTTTTTATAATGTTTACTATTTCAGCTTGTGGCAAATTAAGAGGTATCATACATGCACCTGTTATTTCTGAACCAATTTCATTTAAGAATTCAGTTAAACAATCAGTACCATAATCTCTACCTTGACTTAAATCTATATTATCGCCGCTTCTAATATCACTCATTTTTAATTAATTTTTTTACTTGTTATTATTTCAGTACCATCAAATTCTGCTTCTCTACCTATTTTACCATGTCTAAATATTCCCCCAATCATCTTACCTTTAAATACAGAATCCCACTGAAAAACATAACTATTTTTAACTTCACATGTTTGGTTAACATAACATGATTCTACTTTACTACCTTCAACTGCAGTGCCTTGATATAAATTACATCTTAATAGAGTTGCATTACTGACTTGACTTCTAAAAACATCACAAAAACTCAATGAGCCTGCAAGTTCACAATCTATAAAATCATAATTACTTAACCCAAAACAATATGGTAATTTTCCTTCGCTCACCTGTACTCTACTAATATCGCTATCATAATTAATATTCCCTTTTTCTAATCCACCATGGCTAATTAATTGTACAACCTCCATTAATATCTTCGGCCAATACATGTCAATTATTTTTTCATCTTCTTTTAAATCAATATATAAATTAATTTTAGGATAATAGTCTTTTAACTTTTTCCAATCTTTTAATATTTCAGTAAACTTATGATTTCTATTAAGAATTTTTTTAAGTTCTATATAATTTAAATCAGTATACTTAGCTTGATTAGCAATTGACCAAAGTTGTAGTAAAAAACGATCTAGTAAATATAAGATATTAGTAGTTTTCTTTTCATAGTCTTTACCACCAATATATCTAAATTCTAAATAACCTTGTTGTAATTTTTCAAAGTTAACTCCATAATATTTTTCTTTAGCAAAATGAAAAACATGTGAATTAATATTTTGACCTTCATAATAATTATAATCAATTTTAGGCATTATCCATTTTACAGACTTTGCATATACACTATCTTTTCTATTTGGAAATAGCTTGTAAACCTCGTTTTCATTAAATCCTAAAATAAATTTAAGAGAATCCATTTTAGAAATAAGATTAGTTTTACCAGTCTTTTTAGGATCAAAACTTAAGTTTAAGTGAATTGAACTTTTTTCAGTAGTATATCCATTTTCTTTAATCCAGCCTAATGTTTTAATTATTATATTTCTTGCAACTGAATAGGGCGCTGGACCAGTAACAAGCTCCATTAAGCCTTTACCTCCACTCATATCCGGCTCAATTTTAAATTCTTTATCAGTTGGCACAAAGTCACTATGTGCTTTACTCTCCAATCTAATCTTTTTCCCTAATAATTGAGCAAGTTCCTTTTGAGTATCTTCAAGACTCTTATCGGAATAAAATTCAAACTCTATTCCGACAAGAGAATCTTGTAAAATATCTTCTTTACTTTTATGTTTTGTAATTTGATATGTTAGCATGCAATATAAAATAAATTATTTATTTATATATCACATTTATTTATTACCTAAATTATTCCTTAGGCAATTTTAAGAATATCTTTTTAGTATCTTCTTCTATTTTAGTAATTAAAACATTGATAGTTTGTTTTGGCTTATATTCTTTTATTTTATCTTCGCCTATTTCACTAACATGCAATAACCCAACTACACCTTGTTCTAATTCAACAAATAAACCATAATCTTTACATGATTTAATAGTAGCATTAACCTCAGAAGGTACTTTAAATTTCTTATTAATTTCTAACCATGGATTTATTTCAACATCTTCTCTTTGAGTAAGAGTTATTTTAGTATCTGAAATAATATCTTTGACTTTAAACTTAATTTCTTCTCCCGGTTGAATTTCTCTATTTTTATGTCTAACTAATGTATCTCCATCTAAGTCATTTACGTGAATCATACCAGTTAAACATTTTGAAAATTCACAAAATACACCATACTTAGCAGAACCAGTTACAGTTCCAACTATTTCTTGCATTAAATTTTCTTTTAGATTTTCAATAGATTCAGGAATTAATGTTTTAAGATATGCCCTATGAGAAACAACCATTGTTTTTCTTTCTTTAGAAAAACTAACAGGTACTACATATATTTCTTGTCCTACAATGCTTTCAAAATCATATAATTTATTAATACCTGCTAAACTACCTGGCATAAAACATTCTATACCTTTAACACTAATCATATATCCTGCTGCATCTAACATTCTCTTGACAGTACCAACCCAAGCAGTACTTTGATCTTTAATAGCTTCTAACATTTCTTGGAAAGTAGCCTGTTTAGTACCTTCACTAACACTACCCATTATATGCTTTCTATCATCTTCCATTAATGATGTAATAATAACACTAACCTCATCTCCAGGTTGCATGTCTTTAAATTCATCATCTTCTTTTTCTAAATTGACATAAACAAGTTGCCTATACCCTATATCAATACTCGCACTCGTATCTGTAACAGCAAAAACTTTACCATCATATGCATTCCCATATGATATATGTGTAATGATGTCATTTTCTTCAATATGACCTACCATTTTATTATACATTTCCTGAGCGTATGGCTCTCTACTGTATACTTTATGCTTATCGTTTACTACTTTTATATGTGGGTTTGGGGTTCTTAAAACTTTTGGACACGTTGACTCATATCCATCCCAGTCGAAATTGCCATCTTTATCAAAAAAGTCAGCATTTTGTTTTTCTATCATTTTTTTATTTTTTAAAGGTTAAAACTTGAATTATATATCTATTAAATTATTCTATCTTGACCGATGGCGGAAGTATAGGTGTACCCGGTAAATCAGCCGCAGGTTGTTGACCAGTTGGGGTTGCCTGTGTTACAGGTATAATATCTCTAGTAACATCCGGATGAACATTAATTGTAATATCAGCCCTCTTAATTTGATCGTTGATTTCTTTAGCTAAATCTGGCATTACATCTTTTTCTAGCCAATCTACTATATTCTTGGAAATTTCTATTGACATTTGTCTTGAAAACTCTCTCCACATTTCTTTCTTAATCTTATTAATAGATTCTCCAGGTGCAGGTCTGTTTAAAGTCGTGTATTCATCTACATTCTTTAGTGCATTATATATACCTGCGGATGGGCGTATTAATTGATCGGCTTTATATTCTACTTCAGTCGCACCTGGTGGAAATGTGTCATCTCTAAGAATACTTTCACCTCCTTCTAATCTTAATCTAAGTGCTAGCCTTTTTTCAATACTTCCAAATATTTGTTTTAATCTTGCTTCTAATTCTAAATCTATTAATGCCATTTTATTGAGTTTTAGTTATTTGACTTAATTCGGTTCCTGTTAATGGTACCGTAGGAGGAGTCGTAGGTGTTCCTAAATTTCCAACATGGGTGTGTGTATTAAACAATGCTTGAAAAGTATTTCCTTTAATTACTTGTTCAAGGGCAGTTTCTCCTAGTTCAATATTAGGGCTATTGACATAGGCTCTATCACATTTAATTTCTACGATTTGATCAGTTTCTACTAAAATGTTATTAGTCTCTGTTATTAAATTAATTTCACCATCATTTTTTATTTGCATAAATGGTTTAGCTTGCACTCCATCTCCTAACGTTATTACTAATCCATTTTCAGGATGGTAATAAACTCTAACCTTATTATTAGTATCAAACAATAATGAATGTGATTTAATTGCCTCAGTTTCTCCTAATCCTTCTAGAACTTCTTCTTTATACTTGTCTTTGTGTTCACTGTCTATTGTAAAAAAATATTCAGGATGGTAAATATCTCCATTGTCAAATCTAACAGAAACAATATCTCCAATTCTTGGTGTTGAATATGCACCTGTGATATATTGATTCCCTCTAGTAGCCCATGGAATATCTTCAGTTGGAACTTTGTCAAACTTTCCATATACCATTATACGTAACCTACCTTCTAATTTAGGATCAACATTATCAACGACCTTACCAAGCCAATGAGTATCTCTTAAATTATCTGTAAAAAGTTCTTCCGATTTCATATATTATATATTACTTTAATCTTCTGACCATGTTTTGAGTACTTCTTCTATTTCTACCCTATAATTTAAATAAAATTGTAAATCTTCTGGAGATGTCATTACTTCGCCGCACACGATTCTTTTAGCAAAGTTTGTTATTTTAAATTTAGTCTCTCTGTCCATCAATCATTAATGTTACCTAAATTAGAATCTTGTTCCGGATCTACATCTGGATATACATTATCTGAAGATAAAGGCTTTTCTCTTTCAACGTTTGGAAAAACATTATTTGAAGATAAAGGCTTTTCTGGTTCAACGTTTGGAAAAACATTATCTGAAGATAAAGGCTTTTCTAGTTCAACGTTTGGAAAAACATTATCTGAAGATAAAGGCTTTTCTCTTTCAACGTTTGGAAAAATGTTATCTGGAGATAATGCAGTTTCAGGTGAACTTTCAGGATATAAATTACTTGGAGCTAATGGGGCTTCTTCTCCACTATTATTTGATAATGTTTCTTTATTAATTAAATCCATAACTCCATTCAAGCTACCTGCATTTAAAGCATCTTGTACATTTGATAAAGTATTAACCCCATATACATTTCCTAAAATAGCATCTGCTAATGCATCTTGTAATTTTCCTTGCGCAAATCCATCTGCATAAGCAAAACCTTCTTCTAGAAAATTATTAGCAGCTTGTCTAGTAAATGATTTAATGTCATCTGCACTTGGCTTTATTCCATCTAATTTAGCTGAAACATTTTCTTTAATATTATCCTTTAAAGTGCCATCCTTTGTTTGTTGAAATGCATCTTTTAGGTTTTCACCAAATGCTTTAACTTTATCTAATCTAGATGTTCCACTTCCAAGTTCACCGACATTAGTACCTCCTAAATTATTATTATTACTTGCATTAGTGTCAAATCCATTTAAAAATAAACTACTATATTCTTTAACCTTTTTCCATTTAATCTTAATTTTATTAGCAGCCTCAGCATATTCAGTATTGCTATATTCTCCAAATATACTAGTTCCACTGCTTAGATCAAAATAGCAGCTTCCAAATTTAAACATAAAATGAGGTTGAAAATCAGCAGTAATATCTCCATTTACGGGAATATATTCTCTTTCCTCGCTTTTTGCATCACTCCATGGTTTTTTACTACTATCAGGTACAGTAGTTCTAATATTTCTAATTTCACAAACCTTTACATACATTGTAAATTCTCTCAGGTTATGTGGTAAAACTTCAACCCATCTATTAAAATCATAAGCAACATCCCTGTATAAACTCATAATTCCACCCATTGTTAGATCAATTGTTTCTAAACAGCCTATTTCAAATGCACTACCATCTCCTCCCCAGTATGGATCTTCTAAATTATTATATGCAAATGCAGATTCTAAACCAGCAAGACTTTGAAACATCCATGGCATTTCCGTATTAATCTTCTTAAAATACTTTGTAAACTTTTCTAATTTTTTAGCTCTATCTTCATCCTTGTAAACATCTCTTAAAAACGCAACAGCTTCTCCATTAAAGAGTGGAGAACCTTTATCATTCCATGAAAACATTAAAAGAAAACTAAGGTATGTAGGATCACTATATGGATATTTCCTATATGTTCCTTTTTTAAATTCAGTCGAGTTATATCCGTTGCTATTTTTCATATTATAAAGAGTTTGCTCTAACAGGCCATTCTCTCCTTAACAAAGTTAATCTTTGTCTAATTGTAGGATTTCCTGTTTCATATATATATTCTATTCCGCCGATAACATAATGACCTGATGTAAAATCATCTAATGTCATGTTACTTTCACCATCGTCTTCAAAATCAAATGATTTATTTTCGGGTTTAGCTCCTTTTTCTTTTAACAATGCGTCATTATCCCTAGACATTTGTACTTTATTTTCCTCAACATTATATAAAATAATTGGCACCATTTGATTTCTATATAAGCCCGGATTAAAAGTTTCTAAGTCTACGACTAATACCATCTTTTCTAACTCCTTCATATTTTGGTAATTATTTAAGACTGAGTATTTATGATTTAAATGTACATTGCCATCTAAAGAATAGTCTTGCATTCTACCAACCCATTTATGTTTAGTTTGTGACTCATAAAAATCTTCATCCTTTCTACCCTTTAAAGGCTCTTCCATATCAAGTAAGTTTTCCTTCTTTGTACTAAACGCCTCAATATCAAATTCAATAAGTCTACTATCTCCATATTCAGGACTACTTGCATCTTCTAAATTATCCCACATTTGTAAAATTCTTTTATAGCCATTCGATAATGAAATTCTACTTGAATTGTTTTTAAGATTATACGCCCATATTTTATTTCCAGTTTTATCAGCTGCTAAATGATTAGTTAGCATTATTTTAGTTTCAATATTGTCTGAATTTTCAGAAGTTCTATCTACCTCAATTGAATTAGCATAAGATGTGATACTATTTTGCATATCATCTCCACTTAATCTTTTAGAATTAAAAACTTTATTTAACTCAACAAAATTTAAATTATAATATTGATCTATATAAAAAGTTTGAAAACACTCTTCACCAACATATGAATAATTTACAACATCTTTAATAAAATCAAATTTAGTACTATATGGCTGAATTCTATTTTGTAAATCATTAGTAGCATTAATATTAGTTGCTAAACCTAATTTTAATTCAGCTGCTACCTTTTCAATATGTTCTAAACTTGTGCCTTCACCATATGATTTACAATCTTCTGCGAATAAACCAGGTACTTTACAAACTCCTTGAAAATTATAATCTCTAATAGTATCTCCTGCAAATCCACTAGGAGTTGATGGAGAACTAACTGATGTAATATCAAAATCCATATGGATACTTTTAAATGTATCCTGATTTTTTGAATTAATTAATAATGTAATATTGTCTCCATCTCTAGGATATGTACCAACATCAAATGCCATTCTAGAGTCTGTTAATGATAATGTTAATTTAGGATAAAAACCGTTTACACTTAATTTACAATATACAATATCAGAACCTTTAAATTCATAACCATTTATTATAACATAAGGTTGATCTACACCAACGGATTTAGTTTGCTTATCACCACCATCGTCTTCCCCTGCTGTGTGAAATTTAACCTCGGTTGGCCTAATACTAGGTTCAACAACCTGTAATATATTATTGTCTAAATCCATTATATTATGTATCTAAATTAATGGAGTTGCTCTCATCATTAGATTTTGAAAAAGTAACAGTTTGTGTAGTTTCTGAAGAACCATCAGGTCTAACAATTGTTTTGGTAGTAGTTGTAGTCTTTTTATTTCTATCATAAACCTCAGCCCTTTGTGTTGACATTTTACCACCTCCGACTTTTTCGGTTTTATATGATTTATCAGATTCAGTGTCTACATCAAATATTCTTTCAATGCCAATAGCATCTCCTCCTTTTTGTAATTCAATTAAATCGGCAACACTAATTCCTTGTCTCGCCAACACTGCAATTTCTCTATCTGTTAATTCCTTTGGATCTCTACCTGAAATTGATTTTAGTACTACGTTTGATTTTAATTTTTCAGCCTTACTTGCTAATTGAGCATCTTTTGCTTTTTTAGAAGCGGCTTTAATTTTAGATCCAGAAGATTTAGAAGATCCAGAAGGCTTAAATGTAGTTTCAGGAGTTTGAGGCCCCATACCCATTACAGTTGATCCATCTTCTTTAAATTCTGAAGGAGTAAACCCTGTTTTTAAAACATTAGGAGGAAGAACTTCTTTAATTTTATATTTCTTTTTTAAGAAGTCTATTCTTTTTTTATCTTTTTTAGTAAGTCTTTTTGACTCTATAAATTCTTGTCTAACAATATTATTATCTAATTCAGAAGGTCTATCTAGTTTAAACGTTTTAACACCATCTACTGGTATTTTTATTAAATCCCCTTCTACTATTGAAAAAGGATCTGATATTCCATTAAATTTTAAAATATAATCGACTTTAGAAGTATCTCCATAATAGTCAGAAGCAATAAGATCTATCCTACCCTCCTCATCTCTCTTTACTTCATGCGTGGCAATAAGGGTAATGTCTTCTCTATTTCTAAACAACATCGTCGGTTGAGTTAACAACAACCTACCACCTTCTATTATTTTATCTATTAAACTTTTAAATTCCATTACCCGTTTGCGAATTTTCCAATCTTTTTATTAAGCATGTTTGGCTTACCATTTTGTTTACCATATGCGTCAACATCATATGTTTCATTAACATCTATCAATCCTTCTTCTGCAACATATAGCCTTCCTTTTCCAGCATTAAACATTGATTCAATATCGGTTTTATCTCTTGGTCTACCAGGTTGCAGTTTAATTGTAACCTTTAATTTAGTAGGAAAGTCTTCATAACCTAAAGGACCCATTAATTCAAAGTCAGCGTCTTGCATTGCTAAGTTACCAATAACTGCAATAGGGTTAAGTGGATTTCCAATTGTTAAATGCCATTGTCCAGTTGCTTCACCTGTTAAAAGCGCAGCTGCAATTTGACCACCTTGGGGACCACCTAATAATTTCATCGCTCCACCTCCTAATACATTATTTAATATATTACTATCTCCTCCCTTTAAAAGGTCTTTAAATCCTCCGGTTATTGTTTTACTTAAATCTTGTACAATACTTCCAAAAAATCCTTTTAAATCTCCTGATTGTAATTTTTTAAGATCTCCAAGTGGCTTTCCTTTTTTACCACCTCCTGTATATCTAACTGCACCTCCCCAAAAAGGAGCTTGATTAGAAGTTAATACTAGCATATTAGCTAATACATCTAACATTGCAACTTTAGGACTAGTGTTAGGAATACCTTTCATATCAAACATAAAAGTCAAACTAAATTCTTGAGACCATTTTAAGCCTTTTTCTCTAATTTGTACAGAGTCTATTACATTTAAAGGTACTAAAGAATGATTAGGATATGTTTGTTTAATAGGATCCCAGTTTTCACCTTGTTGTTGTCTTCTATAAGTTGAAGCAGCACTCTCTCCTCTTATTCCACCTTGAACATTTTGGCTCATTGGAAAACTATCTAATGCACTACCTACCATACCTCTATCTCTACTTTGACTATTAATTTCTTGCAATTCAGCTTTAGCTTCTTTCCAATTAAAACCTACACTAAATTTTAGTATTTCATTTAAAGTATTACCAATTTTAGGACTCATCCAAGTTACTGCAGTCGCAAGAGCAGGTTGATGAGAATCATATGATCTTCCATCAGCGTCAAAAGTCTTTGGTGAAATAATATTATCTTCAACTGGGAATGCAAATCTCCTTAAAGTTAATAAATGATTGTTTGGTATCTTACCATAATGTTCACAGTAAACAAAGTCAGCCATTTTATATTGATAGCCATCTGATTTTTGTGTTTTACCACACTCTTCTATAATAATTTTTGCAGTCGGATTTAAAAGACCCTTTGAAGTTGCATTTAGCTTTAAACTTTTATAAGATTTAAAATCATATCCACCTTGAGTAGGAGCTCCTCTATATTTTAACAAACTCCAATTATTAACAGCGCTTCTAGGAGCTTTACCTTCACTCACCCTTTTACCTTTATCTAAATTGTAAGTAGCAGATTGAGATTCTGTGTTATATGCACCTTCTGTTTGTTTAGATAAATCGGTTTCAACAACACCAGGCCTATCTGTTGTCGGAGGAGCTGGTTTTTTAGGATTATTCTTTGCACCTGGTATAATCTTTGGACTAGCCTCTTCAATCCCTGCTTCTATATTTTCATAAATGAAGTCTCCAAATTCTGTAGTTTTCTTATAAACGTATTTGGCACCCTCCTTAGTAGCATCAATTGCAGTCGTTAAACCCATGTAGTATTGTGTATTTTTATTTATATATCACTTAAAGTTTAGACGTGTTTGTCTAAATCTCTAATGTCAGTGGATGCAAGAAAATCATTCCACCATTTATCTGATTGAGGTGACCGTTCGCCAAAGAACTTTTT